ATTGTCTACTTTATCGACTATATCAGTTACTCCTGATTCTACTTTTTCTAATACTAGAGCAAGAAGTAGGCAATGTGCTATTAGAGTATCTAGTGATAATGTTGATTATGGTTGGCGATTAGGCGATTTAAGATTAGAAATTAGACCTGACGGGAAAAGATAATGGCAGAAAAATCTACAATACCTTTACCAATACCTTCAAAAGATTATAATTTTGATGATCAATCATTTACTAGAAGAACAATTGAGCAAGCAATTCAAGACATAAATCAAGAAATTGGTAGTCTAAAAAATTTACAACAGTCTGGTGTTAGTAAAGCAATTAAAAGACACAGCTTTTTATTAATGGGAATGAAACATGGCTGATAGTTTAAAAGTATTGGGACAAGTAGACCCATCAGCAACAACAATTACTGTACTTTATACAGTTCCAGACATGACCCAAACTACAGTTAGTTCTATTGTGGCAGCAAATCGCTCAGGTTCTGCCATTACTTTTAGATTAAGTGTTCATGTAGCCGGTGCTAGTGCAGACGATAAACAGTATTTATATTATGGTAAATCTGTAGCAGCCAATGATTCTTTAGCAATCATTTTAGGAATAACATTAAACCAAACAGATGTAGTAAAAGTATATACAAGTGCAGTAAACATGAGTTTTAATATGTTTGGCTGTGAAACCAAAGAGGAAAGATAATGAATAGTATTCAGCAACAAACACAGAATGTAGCAGATCAGGGTCGTTATGGCGATACTATGCTTATGCATGTTAATCCAGCAGAAGTGCGTGGATTATCACAAGTTGCGCCATTAACTATCAATCCAGAAACTGGACAGCCTGAAGCTTTTCTTCCTTTCCTTGTTCCAATGCTTGCGTCATGGGCTGGTGGGGCAATGGGTATGGGCTTGCTTGGAACTTCTCTTATGAGTGGTCTTGGAACATGGGCAGTCACAGGTGACTTTAAAAAAGGCTTGTTAGGTGCAGTTACTGGTTATGGTATGGGTCATATGGCACAAGGAGCAGGAGACATTGCAAAAGGTACTATTGAAGGACAAAAGGCTCTTGGAACTGAAACTACAAAGTTGCTTTCTGATTCTACTATGGCAACACCATCTATTTCTGTTGGTCAGGGCATTACTGGTGCTGCACCAGCCCATGTTCAAGCATTAGCAACTCCCGGAGCATTGAACCAATTAGGACAGCAAGCATTAGGAAAATTTACCACCGAAAGTTTGCCAAATATTGTTAAAGGAGCAGCAACTGAAGGTATAGCTAAAGCCGGAACAGAAAATTGGTTCGGTAAAAACATAGCAGGTGCGTTTGGAGGCGAGACACCACTTAGAACAGGTCTAAGTAGTTTGGCAGAAGGCGCTTCATCATATGGAGCAGCAATACCTATGGGTCTAGGAATGGGTGCTACTGGTATAATGGATTCTCAAGAACAATTTGAGGCAGATGTAGCCAGAAGAGAAAAAGAGGAAGAAGAAAGACTCGCTCAGTTGTATGCAGATAACCCAGAACAGATACCTGTTAGATATGCAAAAGATGGTGGCGCTATTAAAGGCAATGCTGAAAAAGACAGAAAAGGCTATCAGGGTGGTGGAATGTTTAATTATAACGGTAGAGGCTATGGCGGAGGCTATGATGGTGGATTTGGCGGAGGTTATGATGGAGGTGAAGGTATGGGCTTTGGCGGAGGCTATAGCGGTATAGAAGGCGGTGGCGGAGGCTATGGTAACTTTAATGTGGGTGGCTTTGGAAATAATAATTTATATAGCGCACCAGCTATGCGAACTACATCAAATATACCAGTTGGTATGCAATCAGGATTTATGCCTGAGTTTAGTTACTTTAATTCGTTGAACCCTAGTGCTACTGCATTAACAGGAGGTCAAGACGGAGGTCAAGGTCAAGACGGAGGTCAATTCTCATCGCCACAATCTGGTTATGATTTTAACCAAGTATTTTCACCAACTCAGTCTGGTGGATATCAGAATTTCTATGGTGCCGCACAAGGCGCACCTTATATGTTAAATCCTTATGCACCTATATCCAGTCCTTATTCATCTCCAATGGGTGGAGGTTATGGCGGTGGCTTTGGCAGAGGTTATGGCGGTGGCTATAATGATAGCCCTAGATTTGGCGGTGGATTCGGTGGAGGCTATGGTGGAGGCTATGGTGGAGGTTATGGTGGAGGCTATGGTGGAGGTTATGGTGGTGGATTCGGTGGAGGTGGCTACAATCAACCATTTGGAGGGATGCCTTCTTATTTCCCACAAGCACCTAGACAAACTTTTTTCCAGCCTGATCCTTATACTCCTCCTCCTCCTCCTACTACTCCTACTACTCCTACTACTCCTACTACTCCTACTACTCCTTATACTCCTCCTACTCCTCCAGTAGTACCACCAACACCTCCTGTTGGTAAGTCTGGAATGGGTGGAAATGGAAGACCTGATGAATCTTTACAATATGAAGATTATGTAACTCAAGGTCCAGCTACACCTGCTGCTCCAGCTACACCTGCTGCTCCAGCTACACCTGCTGCTCCAGCTATGTTTGGAGATGATTTTAATATTTCTCCAGATATTTTTGAAGGCGGTTATGTATCACCACAAGAACTTCAAGAACAACAACAAGCCAGCAATGTAGGCAATTGGTATAATGAAAATAATTTTATCGGAAATGACTTGCCAAATATTCCTGATTGGACTCCCGAAGGCTCTTTTGGGGGAATGCCGACAGATATTCATCCCGGATTCGATCCAAATGTAGGACAACCCCCACCAACACTAATGCCTGCCCAAGGAAAACAGTCTTCTGCTGAAACAATAGCTTCGTTAGAGGCATTAAGACAGCAGGGCGGTGGACCAATAGCGACTACTATGCCTGTTGGTGATCCAATGGCTCCTAATCCATTTGGAGGTGGTGACATTAACGATCAATTAACATTTGGAGGTGAAATGCAAGGTTTATCCCCAATAATGCATGACGATAGTGGGATGGCACCACCACCATCTATGGGGATGGGACAAATGTCACAACAATTAGGACAAACGCCAAAAGACCCTAATTGGACTCCTGATCCTAATATGCAAGGCATAACTGCTACAGCGCCAATAGACCCTATGTCCTCAATGCAAAACTTAATTTCTGCATCTTCAAAAGCAAAGCGTTTAGGCGGGGGCAGTGATATGCCAACCATTCCTTTGGCAGATATGTATCTTCCTGAAAGTCAGTATTCCAATGTTGATCGTACTCCAAAAGATTTATCAGCACCTTCTGGTTATGTTCCAAATGTAGGACAACCTTCCCGACTAACTACTGCTCCACCTACTGTACAACCAACCATTGGCGCAAGGGATATAAGAGGTATAAGAGAAACTCAAGGTGAAACTCAAGGCGATTACCAAGGCGATTACTTGAACCTACAACCATCGGCAGAAGATATACGGAGACAAATGACTGCACAACAAGCTATTGATCCTTCTCAGAGGATGGCAGGCATTATCCCACCAACAGCAGAAGAGAGATTACTAAATGCTATCAAGACAATTCCACACCCAACAGGTTCTCCAATGCAAATCTTACCACCCCCACTAATAGGCGGTCCGGGCGGTTGGAAGGAAGGCGGCAGAGTTGGTTATGCAGAGGGAAAAACTTTTGAACCTACTTTACCGACAGTTGATCCTTCAATGATGGCTGCACCACCTGTTGATCCTTCAATGATACAGCCAGCACCTCCTGTAGCACCTCCTGTAGCACCTCCAGCAGCACCTCCTGTTGATCCTATGATGGCTAATGCATCTATGCCTAATGAAGCTATGGCATCTGAAGCTATGCAAACTAAGATACCTGAAGCTAATAATGCAACACCTGAAGAGATAATGTCTGATCCATTAACACAAGAGTTAATAAGCTTTTTAGTAGGAGAAACCGAAGATATTGAAGTATTAAATACATTTATTGATAAGTATGGCAATGAAACTTATCAAATGATTAAAGAAATGGTAATGCAACAAATTGCTCCGGGCGCACAAACCGAAGGGCTTATTGAAGGTGAAGGCACTGGACTGTCAGATTCAATTCCCGGAACTATAGGCGCTAGAGAAAAGATAGCTGTATCTAATGAAGAATACATTGTTCCTGCTGATGTGCTTTATGGACTAGGTGATGGTGATGTAAAGAAAGGGCAAAAAGAAATGGATTCAATGATTGATCGTACTAGAATGGCGAGCAAAGGAACTAAAAAAGCACCAAAGAAAGTTAATCCAAGGAAAGTATTACCAGCGTGAATGAGCCAGCTAAAAATATATTACCAGTATTAGATATTTCTTTTGTGCCACCAGAAACATTGGATGTTGTGTGGGAAGAAGCAAAGATTATCTTAAAAAGAGCCGTTAAAAGGTCATCAGGAAAGATGGGTGTTAATGATATTTATAACAATTTAATTGATGAAAGAAGTCATTTGTGGATTGTTTTTAATACTGATGATCTAAAGATTGGCGGTTGTTGTATAACACAATTTCAAGAATATCCTACAGGATTAAGAATGTTGAATATTGATTTATTAGCTGGAAAGAAAATGGATAATTGGGCTTCATTAGGCTTAGATATTCTATATAAGTGGGCTAAAGATAATAAATGTGATGGCATTGAAATTATATCTAGACCCGGATTTTGGCATTGGGTTAAGCATAGAGAAAATTGGAAAAAAACAAATGTTGTTTACGAGGTTAAATTTAATGAGAAAAATTAATGAGTGAAGTTAATTTAGTTAAAGCAGATATAAGAAATGTTTGGGATAGTATTAAAGATAGTATAGGTTTTATTAAGGGTGAAAGTTATGAAGCTGAAACACTTGAAGACATATATTATGCCTGTATTAATAATGAAGCAGATATATGGGTAGATAAAAATATTGAGCCTAAAGATGGGTTTTTAATTACTAAAGTACAAAGAAATGAATTTACTTCAGAAAGATATCTATTGTTATGGATAGCTTGGTATAAAGAAGAAACTGGTGCAGATAAATTTCAAAAGGAAATTGAACAACTTGCAAAGAGATTGCATTGTACCAGTATAGAATTTTGGACATCTAAAAAAGAAATCCGTGATCATGGAATAACACATGGTTACGATGAAATAACTTACAAATGTAGGAAGGAGATATAGTATGGGCGGAGGAGGAAGCAGTGGTGGCAGTTCTCAACCAACTGAACAAAAAGTAACTCAGACGCAGTTTCCAGAAGAGGCAAAGCCTTATTTTACGAGACTGCTAAAAAGAGCTGAAGCTGAATCGCTTCAGCCATATAGTCAATATGGTGGACAAAGATTAGCTTATTTTTCACCTGATGAGTTAAATGCTCAAGCAATGACTAGGGGTTTTGCTGGCGCAGGATCACCTAGAGAGTTTGATATTGCATCCCAAAGAGCATCTATGGCTGGCATGCCATTGTATTCTGGCTATGGTGCAGGCTTAGTTGGATCAGGCTACAATGCTGCTAACTTGCAACCCGGATATGGTGCAGGAGCGATTAATTCTGGCTATGGTGCAGGACAAATAGGCAGTGGTTATCAGGGAGAAAGGGTTTATTCTGGATACAATCCTTATACAAGAGGTTCACAATATCAAGCAGGTTATGCTGGTCCTCAATATCAAGGTATGGGGTATGAGCAAAATATCAATCGTTTTATGTCTCCTTATCAACAAAATGTTATTGATATACAAAAAAGAGAAGCAAGTAGGCAATCAGGAATGTTGGGAGATCAAACTGCTGATGCTGCAACTCAAGCAGGTGGTTTGGGTGGTTATCGTGAAGCTATTATGCAATCAGAAAGAGAGCGTAATCTCGCACAACAATTAGGAGATATACAGGCTCAAGGCAGTCAAGCTGGTTTTGAATCAGCACAGCAACAATTAGAAAGAGAAAGAGCAGCAGGATTAGCTGGTGGACAATTTGGATTAACACAATTTCAAGCACAAGAACAAGCAAGACAACAACAAGAACAACTTGCACAAGCAGGCTTTGGTCAATCTGAACAAGCAAGACAACAAGCAGCAGCTATGGGTATGACTGCACAACAACAAACAGCAGCAGCTATGCAAGAACAAGAAAGATTTAGGCAAGCTGCATTTGGACAATCTGAGCAAGCTAGACAAGAACAAGAAAGGTTTAGACAGGCAGCATTTGGGCAAACAGAACAGGGTAGACAGCAACAAGAACAACTTAGATTGCAAGCTTACCAATACGGAGAGAGCGCAAAACAAGAAGCTGCTAAACTTGGCTTAACTGCTGCACAACAAAATGAAGCAGCAAGACAGGCACAAGAGAAGTTTAGACAATCTGCTTATGACTTATCTAATCAATATGGATTACAAAGTTCTCAACAGCTAATGGGACTAGGACAAGCTAGAACTGCTGACGCAATGCAAAGAATAAATGCACTGCAATCGCAGGGTTCTCAAATGAGAGCATTAAGACAAGCAGGACTTGATATTGGTTATGAAGACTTCTTGAGACAACAAGCATACCCTCAACAAAGATTGGGAATGTTTAGTAACATGATACAAGGATTGCCATTAGCGCCAAATCAAACAATTAGCACTTATCAGCAACAACCCGGATTATTCCAACAAGCGGTAGGCTTGGGATTGAGTGGGTTGGGTATGTATAGAGGAATGGGAGGATAGCCTAAATGATTACAACACCTTATGAAAAAATACAGAATGATTTAAGGTCAATACCTAAAGATCAGTTAATGTCTATGGGTAACAACCCTAGTCCTCAGTATCCCACTTATATGATTGCAACTGAAATGCAAAGAAGAGTGCAAGAAGAAAAAGCAATGGCGGCACAACAAACAAGGGATCAAGCCGGACAACCAACTGTTGTAGAAGGTGTTATGGATGAATTTGCTAATACTGACGGATTGTCTCAAGCACAACCTATGATGGAAATGAATCAACAAATGCCAGAAGAAGGTATACAGATGATGGCAATGGGTGGTCGTGTAGGCTATCAAGTTGGTGGCGCAACACAGATTACAGGTAAAAATATTAATATTTTAAGAAGCCTTAAAATTAGCGATGATGAGTTAAAGAAAAGGGGTTACAACATTGATGGCATTAATAATATGGCTAGTTCTGATGTAACTAAATTAGCCGAAGAAATTGTTAAAGATAGAGTAAGCGTAATGGATGAACTCTTTTATCCTACTAGAATGTCTCCTACAGGCGAAGAAACTATTGATGTTCAATCAATGATACCTACTAGTGGAACTACTGCTGGATATGGCGGAGGATTTGCTGGTTTTTCTAACATAGGTCAAGACTTAATTAGTGATTCAACAACGCCAACTTTGTTTCCAACTGATGAAGTAGAAGGTACAGCAGCTTTTAGACAAGATAGAGGTGGCATAAGAGGTTATTTTGGAGAGCGTGGTGCAAAAACTAGCACCGATATATTTAATTTTATTGCATCTAACCCACAAGCATTTGAAATTTACAACAATGCTGGCGGTAATGCTAATCCAATGGCAGGATTGGAAGCGGTAAGACTGGCTGGCTTGTTAGGTGATGAAGCAGATGCATCACAATTTAGTATTGCAAACCAACAACAAAGAATTTTAAAAGGCTCACCTTCTAGTCAAAATGCTGGTTTAAGTATGTTGAATATACCACCCAATAATTATATTACAGATGAAGAAGGAAACACTGTTATAAACCCTGAAACACTTACAAGCGAAGAACAAGTATTAGGTTTAGCTGGTCGTCTTGCAAAAGATTATGAAGCAAGGGGGGGCGAATATGAAGTGCCTACTTTCGATGATCGAAGAACAACAAACAGAACATTAATTGAAGGAAGGGTTTTAGACAGTTTGAATTTAGAGCTTTCTGATCCAAAACAACGAGAAGGGTTAATGGCAAGAATTGATAGATTACAAGGACCACAATATGAATTACCTACAGAGCGTGAAAGACAATCAGAACTATCAGGCATGGGCTTGGCTTTATTAGGTAAAGCTATAGGCGGTGCTAGAAATCTTGGCGAAGCTGCTGTAACTATTGGTGAAGGTGTTCCAGAATTAGGTAAGCTTAAAAAAGGACAAAGAGATGAAGCGAATGCTGTAGCACAAATTAACAGATCAATGGAAATGGAAGAAATTAAATTAAGAGCAGACGCAGAGCAATTAATAAATCAGACTAGAAATGCAGATAATCAAACTCGTATGCACGCTGAAGGACTTATACAGTCACAGATGCAAATCAGTCAAACATATAATATGCACGCAGATAAAATGACGAAAGATTGGGCTGGTATTGATATAGCACATAAAGAGTTGTTTATCCGCGCTGATAAAAATAATATTGATGCTGCTGAGGCAATTGTTAAGCTTGATCTTTTAAAACAACAAATAAAAGGTGATGTTGATCAACAGCTAAATAAAACATATGAATTGCTTTTAGATCAGGTAAAGCAAGTAACTGAAACTACTTTAGACCCTGAAAAGGCTGCAGAAGATATTGAAAAAATCAGTAAACAAATTGATTATATTTTATCACGGCTTTTACCTGAATCAGCAACAACTACAGTTCAACCTTTAGGTAATAATATTATACCCAATATAATAGATAGTAAATAATATGGCACTCTATCGTTTACCAGACGGAAGGCAATTAGACATTCCAGATAATGCATCTAAGGAAGAGTTAATTGATATTCAGAATAACTTAGCAAAGGTATATCCTGATACCTATACTGCATACGATGCTCCTACAGAAAGAACTATTTTAGGTCATGTAGGAGAAGTTGCTAAAGGTATACCTAGAGGTTTTGGTTCTACTTTTTTATCAGCAGGTGAGGGTTTATCAAGTTTATTTGATTCTGGAAATGACAGTGCTGCCGTTAATCTTTTTAAAGACTTACAAATAGGATTAAATGAAAGTGCATTAGGCATAGGTGAAGGTTATGAAGATGCGTTTTCAGCTAAATTAGGTGGGGGTCTGGGTTCATTTGGTGCTTTCTTTGTTCCGGGCGCTGCTGCTACTAAAATTAGTGGGCTTGGTGGAAAAGTATTAGCTGGAGGCGCACAAGCAAAAGCAGCACAAAAAGCATTAGGCTCTCTTACAACCAAAGCAACACTTCCATTAGCTGTTTCTGTTGGTATATCTGAGCAAGCCCAAAATATCGAGTATGCGAGGTCAATGGGTGAAGAGGTAGGCAAAGGTCAAGAAATTGTATCAGAGCTATTAGGTGGCGCTATAGGAGCGTCTGAGGTCATCACTGTCCAACATTTGCTTAAAGGGATACTTAAAGGTCCGGGCATGTATCATAAGATACCACAAAGAATTAGGTTTGCTTTAGCAACTGGTTCAAAAGAAGCAGCCCAAGAAGCATTAGCTGGGATTGCTCAAGATGCTGTTGCATTAGGTATTTATAGCGATACAGTTCCATTAGGTGAAAGTCTGTTTGATGACTTAACAGTAGGTGGTGCAGTTGGTGCATTATCTGACTTGGTTTTTCGTGGTGTTATGGGCAAAAGAGGACTGGGTAATTCTTATGTTAGGCAGCAGGCACAGGAAGCACAGAATCAAGAAGATAAAAGGTTTGAACAATATAAAGAAGATTATGATCGTGCAGTAGCTGATGGCTCTGTTGTATTGCCATCTCAAGTTATATCTCCAGAACAACAAGCAATAGATGATAAATATCTTCCTTTCCAAAAAGTTATTTATGGAGATTTTAAAGGCACAGATATAGCTGCCTTATCAGACAGTGAATTAGAACAAGTTGCTTCTGTCTATCAGACAAATATAAATGAACTTAAAGGTGATCCTAAGACAAAACCGCTATATGAAACATATGTAAATGCATTTGATGCATTAAAAATTGAAATGGGAAAGAGAAAAGGACCATCTCCTGCTGACGATAGAGAGGTTCCTATTCTAGAAACTCATAACATTACCTTTAACGAAGACGGAACTTATAATGTTGTTGGAGCAAAGTCAGGCTTTACTAAAGGAACATTTGCTACCGATGAAGAGGCTAGAAATACTGCGTTACAACTAGATAAAAATGTAAGAAGTGTGTGGGTATCTACTCTTGTTAACAATGCTTTAAAGATCAATGGTCTTGAAGGTAATGGAACTGCATATCTTATTGGACAAAAGCTTTTTGATCCTTTGCAAAATACTTTTGATGCAAAAGTTTTAGCGAACTATGATTCTAGAATATCTACCGCTAGAAAAGAACAATACAAACAAGAAACAGAACTGACAGAGAAAGAGAAGTCAGTTATTGACAGAGAACAATTTTATAATATGTCAAATATTATGAAAGATAATATGTTGCGAGAACTGCTTGGTCCTCAAGTAGACGCAATGACCGAGGCTGACCTTAACACCATAAGAGAACAGCTTGATCAAATCCCAAATATATTCCCCATTTATAAACAAAAAACCAGAATAGGCAAGGATGGCAAAGAAGTGCCCATCATTGGTCAATTTGAGCCTGTTACTCCAGAAGATGCAGCGAGATTAGAAGATGTTACCAGCCAATTAAGTTTGTTTTATGACAAAGTTAATAAAAAAGGCATTGATAAAAAGAATTTTTATACATTAGTTGAAGCTAAAAAAATATTAAAACCTGCTGACTTTGATGCTTTATTAAAAGAAAAAGCTTCCGTTACTTTTCAAATATCAGCTTTATTAAATGAAAATATCGGAGTTAGAAGAAATAAAAAAGGTGATGTTGATATTACTTTATCAGCACTTAAAGAAGCATTATCTAAAAAGAATATAAAAGTAGAATTAAACTCAGACGCTTTTAAATATTTTGCAACAACCATAACAGGTACTGATAATTATAGTCAAATGACTAAAGGGCAAAAAGAGTTATTGATAGCAAAGATAGCAACCCTTCCTCGATTTAATGTTGATCAACAGTCATTGCCTGACTATACCCCTAGACCATACACAGCAAAGCAAATAGATGATTTGTATAAAGCAAATATTGGTCAGAACATAACAACCAAAAAAATTAAAGAACAGGTTAAAAATTCTGAAACAGGAAAAGACCTTACTTCAAAAGAAATACAAAAATTAAGAAAAGATTTAATTGAAAGTGGTAGAGCCATTAAGACAAAGAATCGCCTACAAATGACTCAAGACTTTGATTTACAGCAAGCTAGAAAAATGAATGGTCTAAACGAAACACTGGAAGAATTAAGAGAAAGGATTCGTAACACTACAGAGTTACAAGATGAAGAAATAGAAGACATTATTTCAAGACAACAAGATATTGATACTGAAATAATATCTAATCAAGAATTAAAGCTATTGCCACCGCCTGATAATCCAGAGAAGTATGGAAAGTTACTTGAAGAGATGCGTGAAAGACTGGATGCATTAGGGCTTAAACAAATTTCTTTAAGGTTTGAGAGGGCGCTTAAAGATTCTATTAGAGTTAAGCAAGATGAAAGAGGGCGTTATTATTTTGAAGAATCAGGTGCTATAGGAACTTACGACAGACCAATGAAAACGATATTAGCCTCTTTAGAAAAATCTGATCCTGATGGTTCTTTATCAGAACAAGAGTTAAAAGACTCTTTTGCTATGACCATTGATCATGAGGCAGTTCATGCTTTAATTGATCTTGGTTTATTAACAGATAAAGAGGTTCGTCTTCTTAAAGAGACTGCTCATCGTTCTTTTAGTACAAAACAAATTAAAGACTTTAAGGCTGATTACTCACATTTAGGAGACAATGCTTTTGAAGAAGAGTTAATTGCAGAAATGTTTGCTTACTATCGTGCTAATCCAGACTTTATAAAAGCACCTAAACCAAAAGGTATTATTGAAAAAATACTTCAGTTTTTCACAACTCTTTCTAGAACTATTAGCAATGGATTTACAACACCTACTTCTGTTTTGACAGACATAAGCAGTGGAAAAATTGGTGCAAGACAAAGAGGAAAAATTAGGTCATTGCATAAATTGGATAAAGCATTAGAGCGTGATCCAAACTTTTTAGAAAGGATTGACCCACCAATTGGGGATGCTTCTACAGATCGTAATAAAAATATAGAACGATTATCAATTTTAAATAAGGCATATGATCAGAATATTGCTAATTACCAAAGAGGAAGAGCCGATAAAAAGGTTGGAGATGAAAGTAACTACAAGCCTGACAGTATAGCTGGTGATCGCTTGATGAAACAGTCGGCTAAAAAAATTAAACAGATTAATAAACAAAAAGCAGCTTTAATTAAAAAGCTTGGTGGTGTTCAAAGAGATTTATTCCAACCTACTGATAGAGTTAGTAGGAGAATAGAAGAGCCAATAGGAAAGTTTAAAAAAATACCTGATGAATTTTATAGCATTCAGGGAGGCAAGCTGTATGGGTATGATGTAGAGATTGTTAAAGAGACTGTTTATGGTGATAAGTTTCAAATGGTCATTACAGACCCAAGAGCAAAAGGATATGGCGATATAGGTTTATCTGGAGATAGTTTTACTGAAGCAAAAGAAGATGGGGTTAGCTATATAAAAGAGCTTATAAATACTGGTAAGTTAAATAGCAGCATACCTCCTTATAAAGAAATGTATACACTCACAGACCAACCTACTGATAGGGTTGCTACAGGATTCAAACCAACAGCAACTTATGATCCTGAAGTTGGTAGTTATTACTATAAGGGTCACATAATATCGCGCCCAGATGAGGCTGGTTATGGTTGGAACATTGCCCATGTTATGGATGGAGAAGTCGGTGATGCTGGGAATAGCTTGGCAGATGCTAAAGGGATGGTTGATGATTGGTATGGCGGTGGGCTTAATATGTTGAAAGGAGATCAGGGTAAAATAACTTTAGCCACAATGAAAGCAAGATTAGCTGGAGAAAATGATCCTATATCAAGAACAGGCTTTAGAAATCCTATTTATAGTAATTTGGAACGAGCAGAGTTGGAAAGAACTATTGCTGTTGCTGAGTCAATAGTTGATCAATCTATAGATACACCTACTGATAGAAGTCCATTAAGTACATCAGGAATTATTCCTCAAAGTATATTAAATGATGGAGAGGTTGAAAATTTATTGCTCGATCTTTATACAAAGAATGACACTATTACTTCTAAACAATTTTCAGATTTGTTTAAAAAATTATCACCAAGGTCAACAAAAAAACATTCTTTTCCTAGCTATGACAGCTTAATGGCAGATATACAAGACTCTATTAACAGAGGATTAGACTCTCAATGGTATAAACGATGGGCTGTTAAAATTCCTACCATTGTTGGTGATGCCAATATGAATGAATTTTCAAAAGTATTTGGTGTTACTAGCGCACAAGCTACTCCTGAAAAAAACCTTAAAGCAGCATTGGGCGTAATGATTACAGCAAGAGAGGTAAAAAATAAAAATAATATTACTGATTTTAATAAATCAAATATATCTAAGTTAAAAGCAGCATTAACAGCTAAACAAACAGAGTATTTTTTATCTGGAGATAAGATAAAGATGCTTGCTAATATTTATACAACAGGACAGATGAATAAAAAGGGCAGTGGTATGAAAACTGCATTTTATGCTCAACAAATTCTTTCTGATGCTAATAATCAATTTAATCCTTGGTCTGTTATAGATAGACATATGTTGACTAAGCTTGGGTTTGATACTAAATCACCAACTGAAGTTGAATATAGAATGGCTCAGGGAATAATAAGTCTTCTTGCTTCAGAGCTATACCAACAAAATGGTATCGAGATGCAGTTTGAAGGTCCATCAGCAGTACAAGCTATTTTATGGGCGCATGAAAGATATGGTAAGTCTACTGTTGCAAATGAAGGCTCGGTAGATTCAGCCATACAATCTTCTAAAAAAGAAATTGCAAAAATAGATAAAATGAAAGAAGAAGGTCTATTTGATATGGATCATTCGATATCAGGAATATTTATTCATTCTGCAAGTTATAAAAGCAATAGAACTACTAATCCTTTTGATAGTAGTGCATCAGAAGATATTGTTAATGCAATTACTGCATTAGCACCATCGGTTGCATTTGAATTTAAAATGGGTGTAGATCGTGGCTACTTGCCTGCTGATTTAAATCTTACCTTTGATGAACATCTTAACTATATGGAAAATCTGTTAAAGGATGTAACATCAGGCAATCAGTTAAGAGTATTAAGAAGGTTGGGTATACCACATACAATAGATATATCAGCAGGTACATTTGAAAATAATCTTACTCCTAATATTGTATTAAAACTTCCGGGTGCTGATAAGGCTACAGTCGAAGGTATTGCTGGATTGTTAACCGATGCTTTCTTACAAGACTCAGCTATTATTAGTAGACCAACATCAAAGGGTGTTCACACAGGGTTGTTGTTAAGAAAGCCAGATAATTCTAAGTTTTCTCCTGAAGAATTAGAATCTTTAATGAGTAATTTTAGTGATTTAACTAGAGACAGAGAAGATATTAACTTTACTGTATTGCCTAGTGAACAGAACTCAGTTATGTTAATTGACCCAAGATCATTTGGTAAAGAAAACTATGAGACAAGTGACATCGATGAGTTTCTTGATATAATACAACAAGCAACTTATGAAACAGATTATCAATTAGAAACCTATGGACAAGAATCAGAACTCATCCAATACAAAAAAGCCCCTTACACAAAAGGAACTAGCAGAGCATTACGCCTCCTTGGGAATAAAGCAGGTCTCATCAAATCATCCGATTTACAACGAGCCATCATCAGTGATCTTTACATCCCAGCCTTTGAAAACTACAGACGATTTGCCAGAAGACACGAAGTAGAGCCTGTAAGTGAACTGCCTATTTATAGTAGGCGATCAGCCTTATATGGACAGTTAAACGACCAAGGCATACTCGGAAGAGTTTCTCCAGAAGAATGGCAAGCAAGGGCTGTTCGTAAAGCAGAACAAGGTTCTCGTAACCACATACCTAGAATTAATACAAAAGCTGATCCTATGGCTATAGCTGTAGCATTTCAAATGGCTGAAGGTAAATCTATTGATAACATACTAGATCAAGTTAATAGAGATGTTCCAACAGACAGGAGAACTCAATCAAAAACACCAGCAGGTTTTGAACAAGCTGCTGAAGATGTCGGAGGTGTAAATGCTTTAGATAAAGACTTTGGTTCAAGCATGATTGATTGGGCTGAAACAAAAGAAACAGCAAGTACATTTTTTCAAAACGCTAGAGTTGCATTAATTGATAAATTAAGTTTGGTAGAGAAAAAACTACTTGAGGCTGGAGAAAAAAGCGAGAAAGCTAAGATTCTTTTAAACTCAATAGATACTAATGCAATGGCAGACCTTAGATTTTCTGAAAGAGTGAGAGGAATTTTTTCAGGTATGGTTAAGCTTGGAGTGCCAACAATTAAAGAGGGTGGCACTTATGTTGCAGATTTTGCTAAAGGAGGGTTATTAGAAATATTTGCACCTCTTTATAAAAATGCAAAAATTGATTTAGAATCTTTGTTTAAAATTTATGCCATTGCTCAAAGAGGAACTAGGTTAGATGCAAACGGAATACCAACACCTGTAACACAAGAAGTAGTAGATAAAGCAAAAGAAATAGAAGCACAGTATCCAGAGGTTGTTGAAGTATATAATAATTATCAAGAATGGAATAATGCACTTATTGATTATGCTGTTGAAATGGGAATCCTAAGTGAAACCAAGAGTGAAAAAGAATTAATATCTATGATTCTTGATACAAGTACAGACTTTACAAGAAGTGGTTTGTCTAATTTGGCTTATGATCAACTTATAGAAGTAGCTGAAATGCTAGGTTTAGACACAAGAGGTACTGCTCAAATATGGAAAGATAATGCAGATTACTATCCTTTCTATAGAAAAATGCAAGACGATACAATCGGTGGTCCGAAAATTGCAGGGGGATTTATTGCAGGAAATCCATTGGGTATAAAGATTAAAGGTAGTGAGTCAGCAATAGAGCCTGCACCACTTGAGGCAATATCAAGAAATGCTCTATCAATTGTAGCGGCAGCCATGAAAAATTCTGGTTTAGCAAAAATGCTGACTACATTTGAAGCAGCAGGAATGGCAGAATTAATTACAGATATGAATGAGGCTAAAGGCATCAATGTTATTCCTGTTTATATAAATGGCGAAAGACTTTTTTATAGAGTTGCTGATCCAGAAATTATTCATGGACTGCAAGCATTAGGCATGAATGACCTGAGTGGAATAATGAAGTTCTTGGCTATGCCTGCAAGTTTCCTTAGAGATATGGTGACTCGTGATCCCGGATTTATGTTGGTTAATATGATGCGTGACACAATGTCAGCTTTTGTGACAAGTGGTGCAGACTTTAAGCCATTTATAGATACATTTAAAAACTTTAACGCAGACTTTACTGAATTAGAAAGATGGGGAGTTTTGGGTGGATATGATTTCTCAAACGATGAAATGGATATTGTTAAGTTTATTCAAAAAGAAATGAGAAAACAGGGTATTGGTGTTGATGGATCAATGAATGCCAAAGATCAATTCTTAAAGGTATGGGATTATCTTGGTGAACAAACAGGAAAGTCTGATGGTGCTACTCGTAAAGGTGTTTATGATGTTATCTATCAACAAACAGGCAGTCAAAGAGAGGCTGCATATCAAGCTTTAGAGATCATCAACTTTAGTAGGCGTGGCGCAGACCCATTGTTCAGAGTTATCACTGCCGCTATCCCATTTCTAAATGCAAGGATACAGGGTCTTGATTTGCTTTATAGGGGTGGAATTGGTCAATATTCAGCAGTTAGTAGTCAGCTTGAAGGAACATCATCAGAAATAGCAAGACAGATACAAATGAAGATGCTGACTCGTGGTGGAATGCTTATGTTTTTGACAGCAATATACTATGCTTTGGTCAGTGACGATGAGGAATATCAAAAAATTTCTGTAGAAGAGAGGGATGATAATTGGGTTATTCCACTTGGGAAAGGAATCCCCGCACTCAAAATCCCCATACCTTTTGAGGTTGGCACAATATTTAAAGTTATTCCTGAAAGGTTTATTGATGTAATGATGGGAGGAGACTTGCCTGACTTGGTTAAAAGTTATAGAAGACAAGCAAAAAATACTCTTAAAATTGACCCATTGGGCTTTCAAGCAATTAAACCCATTGTAGAGGTGGTCAACAATAGGTCTACCTATACAGGCTCTGAAATCATTCCTTATTACATGAGAGAAGGTCTAGAACCATCAGCACAATCTCGTTATAGCACTAACGAATTAGCAAGGCTTGTCGGTGAACAGCTAAACATATCCCCTATTAAACTGGAATACATTATGAAAGGGTATGGAGGCACTCTAGGTGGTTATTTATTAACGATGATAGATGCAACGCTCAGGCAAGTTACCGATAGAGATTTCTTATCTCCAAGAATAGATCAAATGCCTGTGTTAAAAAGATTTTTTACTCAGACTGAATTTGGCAGAGGGTTAGAACAACAGTTCTATGACCTAAGAAAAGAAAGCAATATGTATGTGCAAACATTATCCGCTTTGAAAAAGCAGAACAGAATTAAAGAGGCTAAGGCATTAATGGCAAACAGAAAAGGAATTGCAAAAACAAGGTCACAAGTTCTAGCATTAAATCGTTGGTTAGTAAGTTGGAGAGACAGACGAGATAGAATCCTCAACTCAGATTTGAGTCCTAGTGTTAAAAAAGAAATGATTCAACAAATGCAGTTACAAAAATCAAAAAGGCTTGCATATGTTCCTGAGTTAAGAGAGCAGTCTGAATTACCTGTTAGATTTTTTAACTAGCGACAGACGACAGAATTTGACGCTTACGCAGCTCAATCAAAATATTTTACTAGTATATAATTTATAGGCTTTCCATCAAAGCTTCTTCTTTTAACTGCTTTAGTCTAAAGAAACCATCATGCTCAGGATGCTGTGCATGAAACAACCTTGCATAGAATCCTATGTAATCATTTGAAATCTTAAAGTCACTTCCCTGTGTCTCTATCTCACGATCCCACCTTATCCTATTAATAATCGCCCAATGCGAGTAGTGCTTTCTACCGCTTTCTATTGCATCGAAAGTGTACTTCTCAAACAGTTCGTAAACCAGAGGGTTTTTCTTGTGCCACCCCCACCACTTTACCTTCCTTTCATGTAAGGATTTTTTTAGACTTTTGGTCAGTATGTCTGTTGATTCTAAATAACTCATTCTTCTTCTGTCTCCCGTAAATTCAATACCAGTAAAATATTTATCTTTGTCCCAGTGGACAACCACAGGCGCGTGTAATGTAGCAATAGGTACTAATTTAATAGTATATCTTTGTCACAATTTGGACATCCATAGGCTATTTTCTCTTTGTTGTAACCCAAATGATTATTCGGTGTTACAAAAAATGAACCATGCTCAGGACAGATTACTTCTATCTCTTTATCCATTCTCATAATGTGTTCAAACTCATCCAATAGTTCTTCACTCATTCTCTTTCTCCTTAAATAAATTTACAAAATGTTCAGCATCAACCAAGACCAATGGCTTGGTTCTGTTTCTTTTAATTACAACCAATGGTTCATAACCCTTACAGTTTTCCTTTGCTTGCTCATAGGATGTCCATACATTAACTCGCTCTTGGTTCTTGCATTCAATGCTGTATGGAAACTTCTCTCTTGATTGTTTCCCCATGATAATGTCTTCACCTTGAGAACCCATCGGTCTAGATTCTAGGTCTTCTTCGTCTAATCCCAACTGCTGTATTAGTGTTTCTGTAAACCATTTTTGTAGCTTTCTACCTTTGGCTTTTGCACTACTTGGTCTCATAAATTCTCCTAATCACTTAAATTATATACTGGTAAAAAATATTCAATTTTGCTTCAAAATACGCCAACAGCAGTATTATTAAAACGGACATTCATCTAACTCCTCAAGGAAATCTTGATACTCAACCTTTGTTCTGACTTGTTTGATTAGTTCTTCCTCTGCTCCATAGGCAGTGACGAATCTCTTTTTATAAGGATGTCTGCTTATGGGTTCTTCTGCGTTGCCTTGACGATGATGCTCGTAGCATAAGGGGAGTATATCGAAATGTGCGTTCTCTCTGGTCTTGCCATTGACATGATGAATCTCTACCCTTCTGTTCTCTTTGCCTTGATTGGCACAGACGATGCAAGAGAGTTGTGCTACCTTAGACATATAAATCTGTTCGTCTTCGGTTGCCTCTCTTCCTTTCATAGCAACCTTATGCTGGGATTGTTTAGTTGCTCTATCTTTAACTCTAGTTTTTCTATGTACATATCTTGTTCGGCAACCTTGAGTTGTAGGGATTTTACTTTTTCCCTGTTCCTAATGTTTCTTTTCCTGAGAGCATTTGCCATTCTTCGCCAGTATTCACTTTCACTTCTGAAGGCTTTCTTTTGTTTTCTGATAATCTTATCCCACACTTTCTTAGGATTATAATCACTCATCTGACACCTCGTTAATTAATTTTTTCATATACCACTCGGCTTTCATAAGACATTCCAACCCATTTTCATTTTTAGTAGACCACCTGTGCATGTACTTCTTTATATTGCCCTCTAAAAATCCTTCAAACCTTTCTTTACTCATAGACGCTTTAGCATAGTCAATAAACTCTATCTCTGTATCTTTGTAATGGGAGGGATTGATACTATCTCCCCTCTCCCATTCTTTTTTTCTCTTCATCTTAATGAGTTCTTTCGCCATCTTCTTCAAAGTGTTTTTGCATTTCGGAAACATAAGACATATACCAAATCAGCAATTCACCAACAGGTCTTTGCTGTCTTTCAGCTATGTGTTCAATGCCATTTAACACTTCGTTTGTGTCTCTCATAATATTCCATAGAAGGTTTTCATCAATGTTCTCTTCTAGTTCTTGTATGAGTTCTTTGCCATATATAGGTACTCTAGAAGGGGATATCATCTTCGTCAAACTCCTCTATTTCTTCAGTTATAGTTTGTGGCTCTTCTGCTTGCATAGCCACTTCTTTTTTCTTCCAAGGTTCTGCAAGTGTCGTATACATATATGGATTCCCTGTGTTCTTAGCTATACGATTCCATTGTGCTATTTCGATCACAGCCTCTTCACCGCTTTTAACTTTCATTACCAAGTCTTTAAGAAAATCTTTGGACACTTCAATCTTGCCTGTCCAATCTGGTTTTCTATCATTATCCTTGTACCTGTTTTTATAAACATTGCCTGTATTTTCTTTAGGCGGAGTAAAATTATTAGTCATTTTGTACCTCTGTAGTTTGTTGTTTTTGTTTTATTTTATCAGTGAGTTCTATTACTTTAGCATCGAATTCTTCTCGCGTTTCGGGATCAATCTCCTGTAGTTTTCTTATCGATGCAAAGTTCTTTTTATACCAATCAGTAAAAGATTCTATGTTGCTATCATGGAAAACAGAATATTTGATAAACCCCTCAGAAAAAAGTTTTGCTTGTTCTGCTGTTGTTATCTCATCAGCATCAGATAGCTTATTTAATTCTTTGCTTTCCTTCTTAGCTTTCTTTTTGACTGGTTTGCTTTCTGCTTTCCCATTCATCGCATGATCGACTTCCTCAAATGAGGCATAGTTTCCACCCGATAAACCACAAGCAGACAATGCCCTTCCTATAGAAGATGTAATGCAATTCTCTAAGGCACTGGTCTTGTTAACCATGCCAACACCCCGATACTCTTCAGCGAAGTCATTAGCAATTTTTCTCCAAGTGCCATCGACTATGACATGGATTGTGGTTTCTGCTAAAACTCTATCCTCATCAGCTACATGGATGTTAGTAAGAATCTTACCATCCTCTCCGTATGCCTGTCTGAAGGCTTGTACTCTCGTATGCACCTCTGCATAGAGTTTGCCCTTGATGTTGACCTTGTTCTTGTCATCAAGTTGTGACATGGCATTTACTGCCGATATTAATTGGTCTTCTTTCTTTTTCATTGGCTTTCCTTTTGTTGTATTAACTCTTTAAAAAATCTCTCTATTTCTTTTGAATATATAAATGATCCGACATGCTTTTCTAGAATCTCATGTTCGATTTCACAAATCTCTTCTACATTTGCAACCCAACACGCTCTAGTGTGATCATCTGTATAGGTATCGGGTTCATCATCTCCCCATTGATATTTTGCGTTGTAATTAAAATATAATATTGCTCGGTTCAGATAATTATCATTCACTTGATCGATGTTCTCTCCCTTTACACAAAAAATATCACCATATTCTTTTTCCCCATCTAGACATTTGGTTTGCACCACATAAAATTTTTCCATATTTTTCTCCTTCATTAATCTTCTTCTTTGAATTGGTCACAAAACTTTGAGACCCCGCAGTAGTTGCCCACGCATCTTGTGCTTTCACCCTTGCGTTCTACCACATGAAACTTGCTTTTATTTTCTTTGTTCTCATATTCGACTCTTAGTTCTGCATCCACCTGTTCACTAAAGAGTTTGACCGCAGACTTCCTTCCCTTTTTCATTACTGCCCACTGTGTTGGCTTTGCCCATCGTTCTTTAGCTGTACATTTTGGCAGTATCTCTTGGTCTAATGTGCGAGAAGATTCAAAAAGCATTTGCACACTCTGATGCAGATTTACACGCTCAAATATATGGTCTGTTTGTTCTTCTGTTGTCCATAGCTTGATTGGAATTGTTGCACAGGGAGATGGCGGGTAAGAACCATCATGACTCCTTTGGTATTGCCTTTTATTCCAGTCTCTACAGATTGCAATAATTTCTAGTGAGTTTATTTTCTCTCCATAGTTAGCCTGATATAGCCATGCAAGTGTATTGAGTTGTTGTTCCCACTCTTCCTTTCCTTCTTTCATTGCGTTGACCACAGACCACACTGAGGTGACCTTATAGTCTCTAAGAATCTTGTCTTCTAGTGAAAGAGAATCATACTGACCGCTTATTTTCCAACCCCCTACCGAGGCAAACATTCGTTCTTCAGTTTTAACATCGGTTTCGTTCTCATTTGCTCTTTCTAGTATCGAATGAACACTCTGCCCAAGTAGTGACCAAATCTGCTCACTTACATCAACAACCATCTCATCTGCATACTTCTTTCTTAACATCCTTATACGAGGCGATGAGATCATCTCTGTTGCACTTATGTCCACTCCCTCACCCTTGTGGTAGGGATCGTTAGTTAAACTCCTTACAACCTCAATTGGTGCATTATATTTATTCGTGAAAACAGTCATCGTTTTGTCCTCATTAAAATGCCACCACCAAAAGTTATAAAACACCCCATAAGAATGAAGATTAAACTTAGTGTTGACTGAAACATTGCAGTTGGTTTATGCATTGAGAACATATTGTTAAAAAACCCCAACACACTGAGTGTGAAGAGGTCATCCTTGAGAACCATAGAGGCTAAGTCTAAAAATATTAAACCGCTTGCGAACATAATCATGCCCATTAATAAAACGACAACACCGAGTAACCTCATTTAACTCTCCAAATACCAACCCCATCTTCAAGCTTTCTTACTGAAAACTTTTTACTTGGATTCTTATAGGTGTGGCGCAAGCAAAAATTGGAAAGGATTTTTCTTTCTGCCTCTATCTTTGTTTTTGGTAGTTCTATTTTTATATGGTCTTCTACTTCCATTTCATCTAATGGCAAATCATATTTTCTTGGCTTGCCAGATGTGGTCGGCATGGGTATGCCTTTCTCAATATTAAACTTCATACTTTTCTCCATTCATTTGGTGTTTTATTTTCTTCTTCTTTATCCATTTGTCTCTTTATGTGATACCGCCTCGCGCCTTTTGTTGTCGTTGCCTTCTCTAGTATTCCTTCAGCAGACATCTTGTCCATTTCATCATTGAGTACCGCTACATCTTCATCTATGTACTCAATTTCATCCTTATGTCTGTAGTGTCTCTCGATTTCTACTGCTTGTTTTATTACATCGGCATTGCACCTAGCAGTAGGAACACAATAGCCTTCATCGTATCCACCATTAGATCGTAGCGTTTGTGCGTATTGTTTTCTTTTTTTAGTCATTCCTTTTAAATTGTTATGATGATTAATTGATGATGCTCTTATTAATTGATGGTGTCAATATAAATTTGACATAAGAATACAACCCAACTAGTATCTTAAAGGTGCAAGAAAAAGTGAAACTAATCCAAGCAAAAATATTAACTCAGGCAATTAGAGATTTAGCCAGTGTCAAACCCAAATTTAGGGAAGAGGCACTGGCTTTTTTCTTTTCGCCATCGTTTACATTACTGTCTAGTGATTTAGATATTGATAGGAAATATGTGTTATTGGCGATTAAACAATTAGTTGAATACCCGATTGTTTCTAGGAAGAAACTAACGGAAGAAATGGTACAAGGACTAAAGAATTTTAAATAGATAGAGAGTTTTTTAGTAAGTAGATACTTAGTAAGTTTTTAATATTAGTAAGTATCTAACTAGTAAGTATTTACTTAGTAAGTATACGGATAATGAAGGAGTATTTTATGGAAGTCAACAATAAGGAACATTTAAGTTTCATAATGGCGCAAAATAGAACATCGACTTTGTCCTATGGTCAATTCAAAACAAAGTGTCCTGTTTGTCACAGTTCACGGAAAAACAAAAACAAGAACGACACACCGCTTTCGGTAAACATTACCAACGATAAAATAATTTACAATTGCTTTAATTGTGATGAGAGTGGAATCATTAGCATGGAGGAAAGGAAACCAATGATAGAAAAAAGAAAAGAAACCAAACCAATACAGACACAACCAAACATTTATGATGGTGAATCAGCTAAGTGGCTTACTGAAAGAGGCATTGATTTGGAGGTCGCACAGAGTTTGAAGCTGGCGTTGAATATTAAAAATAATAAACCAGTAATAGGTTTTCAGTACAATCATGGGGATAAATTAGAAGGGATTAAGTGGCGAACAGCCAATGGAACGAAGTCTTTTTGGTGGGAAGGAAGTTCCCAAAGACTGTGGGGAGAAAAAGAGAGAGCAAATGGTCTTCCTCTAGTTGAGGACACCATTGTTTTAACCGAAGGTGAGATGGATACGCTTGCAATTAAAACTGCTTTTAAGGATGTGTTTCATATTGATTGTTATTCAGTGCCGAATGGCGCACCGAACAAATTTAAATCTGATAAGAAGATTGATCCGAAGGAAGATGGAAGGTTTAAGTATGTGTGGAATGAGAAACACCTTTTTGATGGGATCAAAAGAATCATACTAGCTACTGACTCAGATCATGCGGGAGATGTACTTGCAGATGAGTTGTCAAGAAGACTCGATAAAGCTAGATGCTATAGAGTGAAGTATGGCGAGAACATAAAAGATTCAAACGATTACTTGCTTGAGTATGGCGCAGAAAAACTAAGAGAAATCGTACTCAATGCAGAACCATTACCTCTTCATGGTGTGAACACCATTGATAACTATAGCGATGAGTTTGATACTCTTTATAAAGAGGGAAAACCAAAAGGCATCTCTACTGGTTATGAAAGTGTGGATAAACTGTTTACATTAAAAACAGGGCAACTCATGAGCATAACGGGCTATCCATCTGACGGAAAAAGCGCATTCTTAAATTCCCTATGTGTCAACATTGCAAAAAACTATGGATGGAAAACTTGTTTCACTTCCTTCGAGAAAGACCCTGTCATGCACAGTGCCGAATTGTCTCAACTGCTCATCAAGAAACCATTTTTTGGAAAGGACAGGATGAGCCAAGAAGAAAAAGATTACGCGCAAGATTGGATCAAAGAGCATTTCTTGTTTCAAGACTATATGTCTTCAGCCATGCCAAGCATTGGTGAAGTCTTGGAGAAAGCTAAACAGGCTGTGCTGAGAAATGGAATCCGATGTTTGGTGATCGACCCCTTCAACTTCCTAAGAACAAACGATGGCAAACCATTTGATCACCAATCAATATCTGACATGCTTACCGAAGTGCAATTGTTCTGTAAAAAATTTGATGTGCTAACCATTTTCATCGCTCACCCCTCTAAACCTTTAGAGTACAACGGAAAAAGAAGAGTGCCTGATGGTGTTTCAATCAGTGGTAGCATGGCTTGGTTTGCAAAAAGTGACATCGGTGTAACTGTTTACAGGACAGAAGATACTGTTGAAATACATTGTTGGAAAGTACGATGGTCTTGGCAAGGAAATCAAGGGATGGTAGAATTAGGATTCGACCAACCCACAGGTAGATACATTGAGGAACAAGAAATCGAAGACGATTACGAATGGGCAGACTTCTGATAACGAGGTCTACCTAAATGAAATTGGTACTCCACGATTGCACCAGAAACACTCTGTTGGGATTGAAAAAATTAGCAAGAATATGGGAAGGGCAGTTGTTCTTGATCAGCACATTATTGATAAGCTTTTAACCAAGAAAAAAATCACACCTAACCAACACCTAGTAGCCGACAAGTATTATCATCTTATCTCTACCAGTGGTGCGTTCATTAGTTCACCGCCATTCGAGAGAGTTAGCATTAGCACCAACAACAAATCGAAACCATTACCTAGAGGTTTGGTATTACTAACAGTACAAAGAATTCTAAGAACCGAATGTTCTCCTGAAAAAGAAAATGAGTTGTGGATTATTATGGTTAACAATCCTAGTCAGATAAACGATGAGCAAGTGGTCTGTGTGAGAGAATGTTTAGATGCATTACTAAACAATTGGGCAGTTAGCCTGTCTCGGAGTCCAGTTGCCTTGTTTCAGCAAGCTTGTGTAAACCTATAGACTCTTTCTTTTTTTCGACATTAATGTTTAGTTCCTTTGCCTTGTCATGCACCATGTGAATGATCTGTTTATTTAATGATCTGCTTTCTTCTTTTGCTATCGCATGTGCTAGATCATATGTATCTTTATGGCATCTAATGTACAAGTTCTTCTGTTGACTCATCTTCTTTTTCTTCCTCTAATAAAGTTTTGGGATCAATGAGTTCAGCAATTGCTAGAGACTCACCTCCCACTTGGTAATATCCATTCTGTTTAAGTTGTTCTATTGCATTCTCTTTTACATAACCACCAACACCACATAGCATTGGGTCATCTAAAAATGTTTTGGCTAGGTTCATTGCGATTTCGTCTGTTTCTGCAAGGAACGCAAAATGTTTCCATGTACCAGTAAAATCGTGAAACGAAGGATTAGGATCGTCTTTGGTTATTACATAGGTATGACGTACAACAACAAACATAGAAGAATGATACAACAAAGTGATTGCTAAATGAAATCTTTTTTGGGGAGTAGTGGTAGTTTTATTTATCTTTTTAGTCTTTCAAAAACTACCAAAAAATATGACCCAACATGGAGGTGCTGTTTTTTATTATGTGGTTAGTATGGGTACTCGGTTTAGTTCTTATCCCCACCTTCATCTACAACCTTGACTGTCTACTCTTAAAAGAGATCAAGGATTTTACAGTAGCGCGTGTCCTAACCACACCAAGACATAATGCATTATGCAAGCACCTCAGTAAAGATTATTCACCGCTTGTTTAGGAGAGGGCTGTCTCCGGCTAAAAAAATATTTTACCAGTATATAATTTTCATAGTCTTCGTTTCATTTGCCTGTTTTTAGACCAAAAAAAAAGGCGCACCCTACATAGCGTTTAGCTATGCAAGATGCGCAATTGCATTAGGTTTACTTGCTAATGCTCAAGTTGGTTTATGATCCACTTCCTCTTTAGTTACAGTAGGATATTTATAACCTTGATAATCTTCAATTACCTTTTCGGTTTCAGAATCCTCTCTGTAAACATCATGGAAACCACAATCAAAACATTCAGAGATATGACCAATCTCATCATCCCTGAAGTCTTCATTGACTCCATTTGTGGATTTGCACTCAGGGCAATCCCACTGCGATGTCGTGCTACTCATGATCCACCTCCAGATAAACCAAGCTTATCTAGCTTGTCGAGCCTTCTTCTTTTCTCTTCAAGAGTTAGATCATCCCAATCATTTGGAAAATCTATTCCCTCTATCATTTTATAGAATTTTGCTCGTTGCTCGATGGATTTTGTAGGACTTTTATCACCCTCAACGACATCAAAAATTCTTGATGCCATAGAGACAGCTTTAATTAAGTCCATTTCGTTATTATTATTCATTTTTACCTCCATAGTTAAATGATTAATTGCTGACAGGATTGTCAGACTTGTTTGGGAGAATCCCATTAATAACACCAAAAGGTGCTATTAAGGCGATTTTCTCATCCACAGGATCGCGTGTAAGGCAAAGTTTGAGAGAGGGTAAGGGTCTAACATACCCTAATTTACCCTCTCTCTTGAGGTTAGCGATTAATAGTTATCAAAAGTTATCCTCACTTTTTCACCGAAAGGTGGATTGAACGATCTCATGCCACGCTCATCATAGACTGCCCACAAAACAGGCACATCAGGTTCGACCTCAGCACTGACTTTTCCATCTCCATCAGTGAAGTAGATGATGGCAACACAGTCTTGTGCATCATCGGTGTGGTCATTAAAAAGATTGAAAGGTGGATTAAAGCTAGTTCCACCGCCACCAATGCGATAGAGTTTTAATTCTTCGCCTTGAGCAATCTCTGTAATTTGCCACCACTCTTCATCACCAGTTAGACTATCACTGCTACCAGTTTTCCTGACAAAAGTTCTGCGCTCTTCAGGATTTCTAGTATCGTGATAATCAGTATCACAGTAACAAACTCTGATCCTTTCAATGCCACAGTCAAGAGCGATTGCCTCGCCCTCAGTAGCAAACTGATCGAGTTCGCGTTGTGAAACACTTCCACTGGTGTCCATGATATAGGCAACTTCACCACCATGAGCCGACTTCTGCTTGGAAGGAAGATTGATGCCTCTCCATTGATGCCTCTTGTTGAGCCTTGACCATGTAGGGTCATCGGCAATAGAAGACAGTTGAAAGTCTCTCAATAGTTCCACCCAATCGACTTCGGATTCTAGGTTAGCGTTTATCGCACTTACCATAGCATCACCCATGCTTGAGTTTCCGATAGCTTTTTCAAGTGTTGCATTTAAGGATGCAGTAGAGCGAACAACTTTAGCAAATTCCTTTGCCTCATCTTTGTTCGCCTTCTTTCCATCGTCATCTTGCAAATCCCAAACCTCTCCTGATAGGACAGGTCTTTCGTCACGAGTAGGTGCGCCAGAAGCCTCTGAAAATATTTTACTAGTATCAGATTTTCCGTCATCAGAGCCGTCACCTTCACCATCACTACCATCATTAGCATCGGATTCATCCGAGTCATTCGCACCACCAGTGAGGTCTAATAATTCGTCAAGCAATGATTGCTTTTCGTCTTGATCAGACATGATAGTACGATAGACATCTTCGGGAGTTTTGTTTCTATGTTTCCAATCCCAAACACCATCCGATGGAAGAGTCATTCTCAAGTCATACTTGATCCAATTATTTATTACTATATCGCAACAAATATTGAACCAGTATGGATCACGCTCTTGCCTACGGATGGGATGTTCCCAAATGACATGACAGCCTTCATGGAATAGAACAGTTTTCAATTCACCAATGGGTATTGTTAATACCCATTCGGAAAAGAATATTCTTTTTCCATCGGTAGCCATCGTTGGACACTTTTCGGATGATACTTCAACAAGGTCTAATCCTATAAGCATAGATGCAATGCCTTGACTTTCTTGCATGAGTAATACTCTTGCCTTAATAACCTTTTTCATTGCATCAGTCATTTCTAATTTAGTCATTGTTATCACTCCTTCCGAATGCTTTATTTAAAAAGTCACCCTTTAGGTCAGTGATAGAATCATCTAAACTATCTGACACTTGATCTCTTTCTTCTTGAGCCTCAAAAGTATCATCTCTTAAAGCAGAGAAATACTTTTCATCTTTAAGCTTATTGACTTTAGAAGTAAGTGATTTATGCACCTTGCTGATTGTCGGATCATTACCAAGAATCTCAGCATTAAGATCAGCTAATACAGACAAAGATTTTTCAATCTTCGGCACATTAGTTTTGTGGAAAGTTCCACTTCTCTTTTTGCCTTTTACACTGTTGTATTCTCGCATTCTTGTGGTGAGGTTTTCGATATTATCGACTACCTCATCCACTGCGTTTTTTCCAACAGCAATTAGGTTTCTTGTTAAACGATCTTTCGTATCATTGACTAGCCTTGTCTTCATCTCCTCAGATACTTCGAGGCGGATGTCTTTGACATTGACAACCTTTTCAACTTCTCTTGTGTCTAAATCAAATTTAAACTTAGAGCGAAGAACCTCATCGGCAGTCACTTTCACAAGCTTTTCATTTTCATCGTAGTAGCTATATCCTTGCGGATAGAATGACTCATCATAGAAAATACCTAAGTCACTTTTTGCAAACATAGCCTTGATTTTGGGGAGTCTTTTGACGAAACCATCAACCTCCTTTTCCCATTCAATCTTAGCCTTGTTGAAGGAATCCAGCACTTGGTATTGCTTGTGTACAGAACATAGTCTCCAACCATCTTTTCCATCTTCCCAAGCATGGGTTAACGGATGAAATGATTCGTTCTTAAACTTGGTAAGGATTCCACGAAAATAAGTATTAGGATTATTCCCTCTACTTTTGTCACCTGTAAGATTAAGTTGACCATTGAAAGCACCTTCAGACCCACCATCAGATTGCTCTGCTAGAATCTGTCGTGCTTTTTTACTACTTTTTATACCACTCCAAAGCCCTGTTTTGAGTTTAATCATCACAGCTTTTTGGTGCAGTACACTGGTAGTATCGTTCTTTGGTTTTTTGTTTTTACTCATAATAATTTACCTCCATATTTGAGTTAAATAAGATACTCTTTTTAAGGGTATCACCATACAGTTGTAACGCAGAGATTGGAAAATATAATACTAGTAAAATATTTTCCAACCCCATACACCACATCCGTTTCATCCCACCCTAATGGGAATCTTCAGTGGCTTACAGTTAATGCCAACACTACAGGTACTTTTACGCACCTGTAGTATTTGCAGTTAATGCCAACACTACAGGATAGTTATATCGCTGTGCTTAACTGAGAATTCAGTGAAAGTTTGAGTCTCTCTGAGTTCATTTCTTTTGGCAGTTACCATTCGGACAAACAAGATCGAAAATTCGACCTGTCGATACCTTTCCAAATAAGTTAAAGCACTATCAAAATAGTCATAAACTTTTTTCTTATTTGCTGTGGCAATGGTAGTCATTAATGCTAATGTAACAGCATAATCTAGACCCGCCCCTTTTGGCAGTTCAGCCTTACTCGGATTTTTCAAAATATCATCAATATTTGGAAGGTCTTCAGATAGTAGCAAAAATTTATCAAACTCAATTGCCCATTTCTGTCCAACATCCATCGTAAAGAATTCTATTCTTAAATCATCAGGAATACCTGTCTTGAGAGTATCCGACAACCTCACCCATGTTCTAGGTGTAGCTTGCGGAGTATCAATCTTAGGTGACCAGTCCAGTAGTCCATCTCTCCTAAATGAAAGAAAGCTGATAACTGAGGCAAGTACATCATTTTCAATTGCCCACGCCTCCCAATCATCGAAATCGTGTTGGAAATCGATCATTGAAACTCTACCAATGGTTTGAGTAGGAATCTTATTAGCACCAGCACGATCAGACATTCTGTTGCTACTGCACAATATATTCCAGCCATCAGGGAGTTTGTATTCCCCAATGCGTCTTTCATAAAGCAATTGTGATGCAATGGTCTGGATACTTTGATGTGCCTGTGCAAATTCATCTAGCATGAGCAATCCTTTTCCACCTACAGGTAGGTTTCCAAGAAAGGCTCTTTTCTGACGAAATTGTGCATCCAAAAATGGCAGTCCACCTAGATCATGAGACTCTAATAATGATAGTCGTAGGTCTATGACAGAAAACTGCTTTTCATTTGGATTGATTACATCTCGAACCAATTTAAGTTTATCTTCATCAGCAAGTCTTTGAGCAAGTAGGTTTCCAACCGCACTTTTCCCAATACCGACTGATCCGATAAGGTAAGGCGAATTACCGCCTTTAATGACGTGATAACACGCCAACAATGCTTGACTTGGTGTCATAACATTATCCTCCATATTGTGGGAGTAGCTTTCGCCACCCCATAAAAAAAAGACCAGTAAAATATTTACCAGTCCACCAAGAGAAAACCTTTTCTCAAAGGCGAGGGATGCCCCTCTTTAATTTCTTTCGTCTTATCTCAAAGACTCTTCAGTTGGTTTAATTAGCCTATACCGCCTTCAGCATATTCAGAGACAGCATACCTATCTTCGGGTTCTTCTTCATAAAGATCACGAGAGTACAGCCATATATTGCTATACAGCGAACCTAGTTTTCTATTAGCCTCGAACTCTTCGGGAAGATTGATAGAACATATTATCAGTGGTGTTGTTAAACCTATTATTTCACCAGTAGAACAATCGACATCTGTCCAAAAAGATGGATAATCATAATGCTGATGCGGGGCAATCCACTCACCAATTATTTCTCCATTAAGATTATTTGCTACAAAGATTAAAGGATAATCGGTGTCGAAATGGAAAATTTCAGAATCATATGCCTCTTTCAATTCAACATCTAATATCTGACCATCACAATACTCTACAAGCTTATTTCTTAACAATTCATCAACATCCCCTAAACTACTTTTTATACCAAAACGATATGGTGTCTTCCATCGATTCCAGTTAAAAGGATGTCCTTTTTTTTCCTCTATTAGTTTCCAAAGCTTTTTGAATTCATTAAAATTCCTAGTGAATTCATCTAACTTAGCTAATTTTTCTTTACTTAATTTTCTCATAATATTTACCTCCATATTTTGAGTTGGGATAATTCCCAATGATCACACTCAGAACGAATATGATCATGGTGAATTGAGCCTTTTTTCATCATGCTCAGGATTAGAGATCAACTAATGTCTAGTAATAGACATTTGCCAAGTTGTTTAACTTGGTTAATAAACCTTCTAAAAAAGCGTATCTCACTTTTGATTTTTCAATACTTTCATAAGTGACTCTGCTATTCTTCCTAACTGAGCCATCTTTATTCAGTATAGGTTTCAAGTAGTGCGCGTTTACACCAGTCTTATTTAGACTTATTTGAACATTGCCAATTATTTCATTGAGTTCTTCTTTGTTTAGTTCCATAATTTTTTCTCCATATTATGGGTTTATATTACAGAGGCAATAAGAGAGCCAAATGTCCAAGAAGTCCTAAAGCAGTCCGAAAATGCAAAATATTGCAATCTCAGACCGCCTCAGAGCCTCTTAGAGACATTCTTTAACCTTGGGTAATACCTTAGCATCCCCAAGAATCGTGCTTTCTCATGCCTCCACTAAGAATCCCATTTCTGGGTAAGGTCATTACTGATACCTATTTTAAATTTTCGACCTATCAAGGTCTCATCAGTTAGTTTATTTATTTTTGTCATAATTTTTTGGAAACAAGGCTGTAGGTCTTACTTGTTTTCCATCATCGTCTACCACTGGCAGACCCGCAAGTTTATCATCAACTCGGATGAACCGATTGTAGATGCAAAGACCGACATAGACCAATACTAAAATCTCGATACAACCAGTGGTAATACCAAGAGCATTTTCTCTGAGTATTGGGTCACTTATTGCTCCGAGAAAATCACTTAGTGTATTCCCAATTAAAGCACCAAATAATGCTCCGTAAACACCATCACCACCGAGTCTTTTATCAAGATCAATTCCAAGCAATGCAAGCAATGCTAAAATTCCATTGTCAATTAGACCAAAAATCTCACCATCAAATAATGGTGAGTTAAATATTAAATCAAACATAGTTTGATCCTCCATATTGTGTTGGGTTAATTCCCATTAGATACACTCATCGAATGTATCTAAGGTGAACAACCATTTGGGGAGGCTCTCGCCTCCCCTCAAGATTAAGCAATTAGTTAGCCTCGTAGGTTATTGTCTTTGTTGAGTTTAACTCAATCAGTGGTATAGCTGAGTTAGCTATTTCCTGAACAACATCTGCTACTACATCAAGATATTGATCAAGATATTCATCGTAGTGATCAATCAAATCAGTAGGATCAATATTTCTTGATTCAAATTCTAACTCCACATAGCGATCAAAAAGTTTCTCTTCTGCTATTGCAGACTCTCTTCTTAGATTTGATCTTTCTACTAGTAGTTTTACTTTCTCTATTCTTATTTTTTCTTTATTCATAATAATTCTCCATGTTATGAATTGGGATAATTCCCATTAGTCACACTTGTATATAAATATGACTAAGGCGAATTGAGCAGTTTTGCATCATGCTCAGGATGTAGATCAACTCTCAGAGAGTTACAGGCACACTATTATAGCTGTACTGTATATCCAAGAGATTAGGTTTAGAAACCTCAACACTTTCTTTTGAGAAAGCTTTAATGATGGCATCATTAACCACGATATCTTGTAAGACATCGATGACTCTTTGAGCCTCACTAGCGTTGATCTTTTTCACTGCTTTTAAGACCCTGTCATTTGCATGATCAGTAGTGAATGGTCTGTGTTGATATTCTTCTTGATATTTTGAACGTATCATTTGAGTATCCTCCATATTGTGTTTCGTATTTAGAAACGATTCTAGGCATAACTGGTGTCCGATAGGACTCTTCAGATAGTGATCGCCAAACTTCACTATGACACATGGAGGTGTGTCTGAATGTGCGTCTAAATTATCTTGTTTGTTTGTCTCTAGCCTACAGTTGCTAACATGGTCTATTCTCGGTATTAATCAGATTGTTATTAATGGTTACTCAATCTGCGTACTGAAGTTGCCTTCACTTATGAATCTGTGTTTCCTATCACTGAGAGCCGGTCTGTCCTCACCCTCTAAGTAATCCACTTAATTCCGCATAAGCTGTTACCGATGCAAGATTCATTGAGCCTTAAAAACAGGATGCAATAATCTCTACATTCTTTCTTATGAACCCTCCAGTATGTCTTCCTTGTGGTCGGAAGATGATCATCCTAGTCATTCTCCAGTAGCATCTCAGCACTACCTACTCTGGTGTTTTCGCATCTGATGATGGACAGCTATCAGGTCGCTGTTGTGGGTCATATCTGCCTAGTGTTTTAGTGATGACACAACCCACATTTAGAATATTACTCTCTTAGTCACTATATGCAACATCTTATTCATAACCATTTACGCTAGCTATCGTCTAGCATTACTTAAAAGGTTAAAACCAGTTAATATTATTCCCCTAGGGAGGATACATATAAGGAGTAATTTATGACCGACAAAACGAGCCAAGATAAGAGTAAACCTAAACTGAAGTTAGTGGATAAGAAGGACACAATCCTTACACCCAAACAGAGGGCATTTGTAGACGCTGTAGTGAAAGGAAAGATAGGTAGTTATAAAGCTTGTTATGCAAAGGCATACGATGTCACCCTGACAAAGACAGGAGGTATTCCCAAGTGGACTGAGGTTGAGGCTAGTAAGTTAATGGCTAACCCTAAGATAGCACTAAGCATTCAGACTGCTATTGAGAAGAGAGACCGGAGTACGCTGTCATCTGCAGTCAGGCTAAGAGAGCATGTCATGACACAGTTATATAAAGAGAGCCTTGAGGCATCCTCTGATTCATCCCGCATTCGTAGCCTTGAGTTGATTGGTAAGACCATTGGATTGTTCACCGATCAGATCGAGGTTAAAGGCAATAGGTCAGTAGACGATATAGATGAGGATATCGAGGCTAAGATAATGGCTCTAATAAGCAATGAGTAGTCCAGAGGTATATCTCTGAGTCCTACTATATAGGAGAATGTCTCAGGCTACTGCGTACTACTACGCTGTTACAACCCCACCCCATTCCAGAAACAAAAGCCAACAAGAATAAGGACACCCCACCACCCAATATAGAGGAACGACTACCCGCATATCATATATACATAGTGGTCTGCTCATTCATAGAGTAACTTTCATACCCTACCCCCTATTGCATTTTGCAAGCATGTGGATTATGGACAGTTGACCTTGTGTTTTCAGGAAAAAGGGTAGAGTCTCATGCGCGGGGCATATATATTTTAGTTGACACGCAATGTGAAGGTAGGTATACATGGTATAATCAAGCAACAGCTAACTAAGTAGATACTTAGTAAGTATAGACTCAGTGAATATATACTTACTAAGTTTTTAATTTTAAGTTTCTACCTTGGTATATTTATAAACTTACTAAGTATAT